ATTTGTCTTATGCTGAGCAATGTAGGGCATTATTACGTTTTAGTGTAGATAGTGATATCAGTGAGTTAAGTATTGAGATTAATGGTATAACGTATGAGTTAGATAAAAATGTTTTTTATCTTATTGAGTCGCTTGCAGATGAAGTTGCATTTTTAAAAAATAATATGTCAGATAATGGGGGTGTGGGATGAAGCGTAAAGGGGCAACAACGGGGAGTATAGTAAAGGCAATAAGTGTTCTTGAGAGGGCAGTTGATGTTATGCATTATCGTGTGGGTAGTGTTGAGGCTATAATTGATAAATACATTGAATTGCAGGGGAATGGTGATGAGTTTTCAGAGTTCCTTGAAAAAGAGTTTAATGATAAGAGCGCTGAAGAGGAATAAAGTAAAATCGAATATAGGTCAATAAAGGGGGTACAGCATTATGTTTATGATAGTGTAGCTGAGGCTACAGCTAAAAAGAACATTATAAGTAAACATTGGAAAAGCGTTGACATTGTAGAAGGTGATTGGGTAGAAGCAGACGATGGTGGTATTGTTCAAGTTTTAAAGCTTGGGAGTATAAAGCACCCTAATGATAGAAAGAATTGGAAAGCACATAAGGGTTGGATGCGCACAGTTGTTGGGACATTTCTTATTAATGATAATACATATATGGATACTGATTTTGACCAGCACCCAAATAGATATACATTTTCAAAAACATTAAAGTTAGCAGGTTCAAATTTTAAAACAAGAAAAAATATCACTAAAAAGGAGCGCTTATTTGCTACTGAAGTTATCGTTGGCAAGGATGCTGTTGAAGCTGTTCAAAATGTTTATGGTGTTGGTGACTATAGTAAAGCAAAAAAGAAAGCATTAATACTTTTAAAACAGGAGAGAATTATGAGAGAAGTAGAAAAGGGGGCGCTAGATGTTGCTAAGAAGCTTGGGATTGACCATGAGTATGTATTAAGGCGTTTAAAGTATTTAGCGGATAGAGGAGAGGATGAGAATATTATTTTACAATCAACGAAAGAACTGGGTAAGATAATTGGGACAAGTGGGTCTATGGTTAAGCAACGTGATGTTGGTGTTGTTGGTTTATTCCAGGGGTTCAGTCCTCAACAATTACAAAAAGCAGAACGTGTGCAAATAGCGGATACGAGTGAGGAGACAATAGATACTGATGACATTGGGTGAAACGATTATAAAATTAAAAAAATTAGTAAAGTTAGATTTTGAAGAGAATAAAAAGGAGATTGTCGCTTTAATTGAAATGCTTGAAGTGCCAGAATTAGTATATGACGATGAAGAAGAACAAACTAAACTCATGTCAGGCATGTATGTTCCACAAGACTGGTGGTGGAATTAAAGACTTGTCAGGATATTGTAAATATTTTGAAGTTAGTGGAGAATGTGCGAAACTTATTCCTCCACATATTATTAATATTGGATGTCGTTTTTATAAGGATAAAGATAATTTTATCCAGATGGTTATAGAGAAGTTCGATGGAACCTTCGTTTAATATAAATAAACAAAACCTTAATCAAGCAGAGCAGGCTTTATTGTTAGCCCGTGATGATTTAATAGCATTTGGGAAGCTGTTTCTTTCTGGTGACTTTGGTAAGTCTGAGAGTCCAGTATTCCATTATGAAATAGCAGATGCATTATTAGAGAATACGACAAAATCATTAGCTTTAATTTTACCAAGAAGTTCTGGTAAAACTCAGTTATTTAAAACTCTCCTTTTGCATAAGATACTATTTAAAGACCCAGAAGAATTAATGTTTATGGCATGGGTATCTGATAACCATAGGAAATCTATTCTTAATTTACAGTATATTAAGCAACATCTTGAAACAAATGAAAAGATTAAATATTATTTTGGGAATATTGTTGGGACAAAATGGACAGAAACAGATATTGTAACAAGCACGAATGCTAAGTTAATTAGTAGGTCTAATTTATCGAGTGTTCGTGGAGAAAACTATTTGGGGAAAAGATATGATATTGTTGCATTGGATGATACAGAGAGTGAGACTAATACAGTTACTCTTGATTCAAGAGAGAAAATTAAGAACATTGTGTATAATGGTGTTAAGCCTGCTCTCGATGTTAATGGGAGACTTGTCTTTGCTGGGACTCCTGTTCACTTTGATAGTTTATGTCAAAACATTTTAGATGGGTATTTAAAAACTAAAAGTAAAGATGAGTATACCTGGGATGTAATACATTACAAATCTACCCAACCAGAAATGAAAGGTGGCGTATTGTGGCATTCTTATATGCCGCGAGAAAAACTTGATAGGATTAAAAACGATTATCAACAAGCAGATAGAATACATGGATACTATCAAGAGTATGAACTTGAAGTGCAGAATGAAGAAGAAGCTGTATGGGGGCGTTCATATATTAAGTATTGGAATGGTTACTATTTACGCGAAAATGATATAAATTTTATTGTTATTGGTGGTGAAAAGATTCCTGTTAATACGTTTAGTGGTTGTGACCCTGCAACAGATATTAATACAAAGACAAGTGATTTTAGCGTTATAATGACAGTTGCCCTTACACCAGATAATAAAGTATATATTTTAGAGTATGAAAGACATCGTAGTATCCCTACTGTTGGTGCGAGAGATAGTGCAGATAAGCTTATAGGGAAAAAAGGTGTCGTTGACTATGTAATGGATTTACATCAAAAATATCATTGTATGAGTAGCACTGTAGAAGACGTTGCTATGAATCGTAGTGTCTTCCAGTCTCTGAATGAACGCCGCCGTATAGAAAATAAGTTTGATATTTCAGTTATTCCAGAGAAACCTGGAGGAAGAGAGAAGAGAAATAAGATATATTCTGGGCTTTCTGGTCGCTTTTCGTCAGGAAATATATATTTACAAGAAAATATGTTTGACTTAATACATGAAATCGTTACATTCGGACCCAAAATGGCACACGATGATACCATTGAGACACTATTTTATGCGCTTTTGCATGCATTCCCGCCAGGAATGAAGAGTAAAAAGTCAGAAGATGGTAAAAGAAGAGAGTGGTATCGACCTAAACGCAAAGCAAAGAGTTGGCTAGTTGCATAATATGGAAAAATTTAAAAACAAAACAAAGAAAAGTAATTTATGGGAAAATGTTGGACAATCTATTTATAAAGTAAGTAGGTTAAAAAAACAAATTCCTCAAATTAAAGAAAGTATTGAAACTGCACAAGAAAACAAAGCTTTGTCGTTAGGTGCATTTGCTTTTGCTGGATATGGTAAAAGTAAGTTCCCAGGGAGCAAAACTGCTTCTACGTTAATGGAGATTATGCAAACGCAAAAGGTTGACCTTCCTTGGGAGGGTATGACAATTGGAAAATATAAAGCAAATACTGTAGCAGATTATAATAGCCGTATTGGTGGGCTTGAATATAAAAAAGAAACTGCTTATGGTTTACAATTCAACAAAAGGTTTTAATAATATGGGAAGAGTCAAGACAGCTGAAAGAATAGAAAGTTTATTTAATGCCGCTAATGGCAAAGATAGAATTAAATGGCAATCAAATGCTCAAAAGGGATATGATTTTTATTTAGATGAGCAATTAACAAAAGATGAAAAGAGTTCGTTAGAAGACGCAGGAATGCCAACATTTAAGATTAATCGCGTTACTCCAATTATTGAGATAATGAAGTATTTTGTAACTGCGAATAACCCTCGTTGGAAAGCGGTTGGAGTTGATGGAAGTGATGCAAATATTGCACAAGTTCATAGTGATATTGCTGATTATTGTTGGGGGATTTCTAATGGGCAAGCAATTTACTCAGGGGTCATTAATGATACGCTTACAAAGGGTGTTGGTTATTTCTTTCTTGATATAGACCAAGATGCTGACCATGGTAAAGGTGAGGTTAAGTTTAAGAGGGTTGATTCATTTGATGTATATCCTGACCCAATGTCAAGAGACTTTTTATTGAGGGATGCTTCGTTTATTATTATAAGAAAGCTATTACCAAGAGAACAATTAAAGATAATGTTCCCTGAATATAGTCGCAAAGTCACTAAGGCAAGTGGGGAATCAAATATGGTTGCTTATTCGCAAGCAGATAGAGATGATGCAAGTGCTATTATACCAGAAGATGTAGTCAATGCTATTGATTCACACGGGAGTAGAGATGATATTTTATCTTATACAGAGTGTTATGAAAAAATTCGTGTTCCTTTTATGAACTTAACAGTTCGTATCTACCCTAATAAGGATGAGATTGAGGGTGTTATGCGGATTTCAAAAGAAAAGATGGAGTCATTTCGCGCAGAAACACAAGTATCTACTAAAGAACAAGTATTAAAGATACAAGAGTTAGCTGCAAACGGGGAAATGATTGAGGAAAGAGCTATTTTAGAAATACAGAAACTTGAAAAGCAAGCTAAAGCAGCTATTGTCCGTAAAGAGGCTGAACTTGAATATGCAACACAAGAAGAATTGAATAGAGTAGAAGAGAAAACAATTAGTGAAAAGGAATACAATCTTCTTATAGAGAATGAAGAAGTGGCAAAATCTATAGTAGAGGCAAATAAGTTCTTTGAAACCCGTATAAAGGTTACATGCACAAT